AGCAGTTCCTGCTGCGTAGCTTAGTGGGTTTGCCTTCTCAGCTGCGCCTTCTGCGAACTGCAGTCCGCCCGCAGTTGTCTGAGCAACACCACCGGCAACCTGAGCTCCAACAGCTAGTTGCTGTGCGCCCTTGATAGATCTGCCGAAGCCATGAGCTTGTCCCCATTGACCCATGAGCATCTGTGACTGGACATCTCCAGCAGAGGCACTCTTGTACATGTCATATTTTTGATTCTCAATGTTTGCATAGCCAGTGATGTTAGAAGTCTGTTGAAGTCTTTGCTGAACGCCGATCTGACTGATGCCACCGGCAACAGCTTGGAAGCCACCGCCGATTGCGCTAGCCCATTGAGCTCCAGTAGCTCCACCACCGCCAGATGCAGCTGCACCTTGGGCCTTTTGAAGCTTGTCAAAGTTCTCAGCAGATTCCTTGGCCTTCTCTTTTAGTTCTTTAAAGCTCTTAGAGTTGGTATCTGTCTCGTTGCGAAGCTCTTTAAGGGCTTGAGTAAGGTTGTTGGCCTCAGCCATCAATTCCTTGTTAATATCGCCTCTAGCAACCTCTTGTTGCTGCCCCCCTCTGTTGATCTGTATAGATCCAGAACGTACGTCCTGCGCGATCTTAGCAGCATCTATCATGTTCTGGGCTTGTCCGCCGGTCTTCAGGAGATTAGTATCACGGGAGAACGGATCTGCACCCATGGACTTCTGCATTCTCATGGCAGCTTCAGTTCCACCCACTAAGTTGGTATAGAAGCTCTTGCGCTGCTCTAACATTCTCAGCTGATCGATCTTGCGAGGATCTGATTCGCCTTGCTCGTTGTATAGGCCTTCGCTTACATTCAGCGCTCTCTTACCGAGAGAGCTGATCATGTTCTGAGCAGATGATCTGCGAGCTTCAAGTTTCTCATAGGACTCACCAGACATGGAGAATCCCATAGCTTGACCAGCAGAAGACCTACTGACGCTCATGCTCTGACCGTTTATAGATCTAGAACTATATGCTTGCTCAATTTGACTACGTGTAAGCTCAGAGACGCGCTCAAGCTGTGACTGCTGGCGCATGTCGATGCGGGGTTCTAAGCGATTCAGAAGCTTTTGTTCTGACGCCATTGCAGGGATAACGCGATTTGCAATAGACTCTGGAAGACCAGATTGAAGACCTTCAGAATAGGATTGTATTGCTTCACGAGCTTCAGAGGCTCTTAATAAGTCTCTCTTCTGCTGCGCAGTGACACGTCTCGCTCGTCTTCCGAGCGATTCAAAGTCCATGCCTTCGTCAGATGAGGAGTTCATTGGTCCTCTGCCTGACTTGTTCTGCTCGTTAGCCATCCGCTACTCCCTAAAAATCTTCTTCGATGTCTTCACCAAAGGTGTCTCCGTGAACCTTCTTGGCTGCTTCGATTTGCTCTTGCATCCACTTTATGTTCGCGGGATCTTTGGTCGGATCCGCAGTAGCTTGACTATGGACGGCAGATTTAGCTTTCAGAGCTTCGATCTCTTTGCGTTCCTCTTGCTCAGCCCAGTCTAATACAGCTTGCTCCTTCTCCTCTTCTATCCTATCAGCTTCTGACTCAAATTGCTCTTTCTCGGCTGTAGTCCGCTCAATACGATCATAGAACTCATATATCAGTTCTTCTAATGTATAGGACAATAACACTGGGTCTTTTAATGGGCGATTATAGGTTCTAGACCACCAACTCTGGAGGAATAGCATAAGTTGCTCCTCTGTCTCTAGAGGAGCCCTTGCGTTAGCAGCTGCTATTGCTTGAATCTGGTCTACGATTGTGAAGGAGTAGCCGCTGGAGCTGGAGCTTGCGCTTGAGAAACTTCTGTCTTCTCTTTCAGCTTCTGAGCCTTTTCTTTTAGGTCCGCTTTCCATTTTACCTCTACGTCTAATACTTTTCTGTAGAGCGATACAAGAGCATCTTCATCTTCGATGTTGTATCCGCCACCTGACTGCATCCACCAAGGAGGGCCGTCAAGGAGCTTTGCTCTAAGATTCGAGAGAATAATGGCGATACCGTCAAGCGAGTCTGTGGGGTTAGGGAAGTTACCAAGCAAGCGAGTCTTTTCCAACTCCATCATGTGCTTCTGACCTACGTTAAGAGAGCACAGAACGGTAAACTGCCCGTCGTACTTCTTGCCGAGTTCCGTAACATATTCAAAGTCAAAGACTTGTTGTTTTGCCGGTAGATCCATCGTTATCTCCTGTGGTATACACTAAGATTATACCTCAGAAAGATTAGCCTACGATGCCGCCGCCATCACTACCGAAGCCAGTAGCCTTATTGAATGCTGAAGTCGCATCAGATATAAGTCGACTAGGTGCATTAGCAAGTTGCTGTTGAAAGCTAGGTTTAGGAGGAGTAATAAGATTCTCTGGAAGCTCTGGAGCGCGTTCGTCGCGGTATCCGATTGCTTTCCATGTAAGTTGAACAGAAGCTAAGTCATCTGTGCGAATATCTTCAGCACGAGAAGTAATCATAGCCTTGTCAGTGAAGAACAATAGTTGATCTGAAGTATCTCTAACTTCGATCTGGATATACTGTTGAAACATATAGTTCATGATGTCAGGCTGCCACAAGAGCGTACCAGCACTAGTTCCTGGGATATGCATTGCGCCCATAGAACCCTCAACTGTACAGCGAGTAGGTGCAAGTTCATGAGGAAGATCATTGTCAATGGTGTTGATTTCTGTAACCGGAGTGTTGATTCTCCATGAGATAGCAAAAGCAAAGCCAACCAACTGTCCGTTGATCTTCAATGTAGTTCTAGCTCCTGAAGCGTATTTAGCACTAGCTTTAGTAGAGAAGATGCCAGAGATGTTGCTAGCAACGTTGTTTGCTAAGCTATTTGCCACTGACGGTCTATTGTTAAAGCCTGACATAAATCACCTTAGAACTGTTGTCCAGAGCCGCTGAAGTCTGCCACGAAGGAGTCTTCATCAACATATAGAGCAACGAAGTTAAATTTCTGCTGAGCAGCACCCTTCTTAGAGATACTAAAGTCAGCTTGAGTTATTCTACACCCACGGATGTTAGCCACACCAAGAACGTCATTTTGCTCTAGCTGGTTGCCAGTGAGAGCTCCCTGAAGCTGTTGAATAGCTCTTCCAAGCTGTGCCTCAACAGATTGACTGTTGTTTCCAGCACTAGGAATCTTCTGATAAACCTGAATGTCGAATGTAGTTCCGTTAGAGAACTTACTAGGATCCAGACCTTCTTGAGCACGGCCATCGTTACCAACGCCGTTTCTAGCTAAGAAATCGCCTGCAGTTCCGCCCCACTGAGTGCCCCAGTTACCGATACCGTTGCCGGCATCGTTAGGAGCTACACCATGTGGAGCGACTCCAATGTTGGACTGGGCATCCTTAGCATAGCGAATAACCGTGAAACTACCAGATACGGTATAGCCCAATGGCTCAACGGATGTACCTTCGTACATCCCCAGAACCTTTGGTGTTTTAGTTAGAACTTGAACGGAATAGTTAAAGTCAGAGCAGAAGGCGAGGGTCTTGCCGTTCAGTTTAATCTTGGCGTTAGCGCCTGTAATAAAGAACGGCTTGAGTCCTGCCATCTAGACCTACTATTAAGTAAGATCGATGTCGCCTGAGTTGCTTGAATCGAAAGACTCGTCATGAGCTAAGATTCCAACGAAGGCTAAGCGATCAACCAAGATACCACGCTTGTTAAGAGCAGCGCTCTTACGTGTAAAGCTGCAGTCCTTGATAGTGATAAATTCAACGGAGTCAGTAACCTGAGCTGTTCCGCCACCTGCTGTTACGCCAGTTTGCTCTTTTTGGAATACAGAAAGATCCCAAGTTTGTGAGAGCAAGATGTTACCAGGATTGATCTCGTCAGCAGCGTTTCCGCCAGTAGTGAAATCAACTTTACCAAGACCGTTACCGCCAGTGTTTGTTCCTGGCATACCGTTTGTCTTAGCGATGCCTGTGTAGCGAACTACGCTTAGTTCACCAGCAACACTGTAGTTAACAGGTTCGTTTGACACTGCTA